GGATGATTCCATTACTTTTTCTTGCGTCCGTCTACTTTAGAGTGAACCAAGGGCGCTTCAAGTGTCTCTGTAGCCTCAACAGTAACAAGCAAAGCTTCGTTAGGACCTTGTGCTTTTTGCAATAGATCTAGTGCCTTTTTCAAGTCATCGGGGGTACCCAAAGATACATCTGTTTGAATTGCTACATCAACCCTTGGCTTCATTACAGCAGTGTATACTGTACCGATTTGCAAGGGATACCCATCGTTTGACTCAAAGTCGAACTTATACCCATCTTGGATAACCTCTTGTACTTCCTTTAGCCACTCTGCGAAACCATACGCCTCAATTCGTTTAAATCCGGTGTGTTCTTGAACTGTAATCATAGTAACTCCTTACTGTTTAGTTGTGTTAAGGATGTATTATATCATTCATCTCAAGGAATAACAACTGATTTATTTGTACTCAATCTTGCAAGAACACCAAGAAGTGTGATATAGTCACCTTTGTTTAACTTAAAGGAGAACACAAATGATAAGTAAAGTAATTGAAAAAGGTTGGCTGGAAGATGATCTCAAGAAGCTCCAGAAAGAACTAAAGGGAACTAAAGAGTACGTTCTTGCTCAAGAGGAACTTATTGAAGAATTATTCAGTCAGATTGAAACCAAAGATGAACTAATATACCAAGAACAATTACCTTTATTCGACGCAAGTACACCTCACGAGGAATTTATGAATGCTATCATTAAGTACGGTGTAGTGAACTCCTGCGAATGGTTCGGATATGAAGCAGATAGTGAATTCACTTGGATTACTATTGATGTGCTGAATGAACGATTGTCAGAGCAAGGAAAGGAAGTAGAATGACAAAACAAATTGAGATAGTAGATGCACTTCCGGGTAGTGGAAAGACTCACTCAATTTTTGATTACATGGCAGATGACCAGTCAAAACCTTGGTTGTACCTTAGCCCACTGGAATCAGAAGTTCTAATTCGAGTGAAAGATGAAGCAGACCGCGTAGGAATGGCTTTCTTTAGCCCTCAGAAGGCTCATGGTACGCTTGCGCCTCAAGCACTGGAGTTATTCAAAGAAGGTAAGAATGTAGCCTGTACACACGCTCTTACTTTGTTCTTCAAGAAAGAGCACATTGAGTACATCAAGAGTCAAGGCTACAGGATTGTATGTGATGAGGAGTTGAATCTAATTGATGCCTACAAGATTCACATCAAGGATATTGAATTCCTTTATTCAGAGAACATGATTAGTAAAGATGTTAACAACTTAGGTCGTATGTCATTTCTTAAAACAGATATGTCAGAAGATGCACGATATGGTGACATTAAGCGATTGTGTGATCGAGGTTGCTTGTACGGTGAAAAGACATCAGATACTATGCTTGTTACGTATCTATCACCTGACTTGATCCTTAGTGCTAATCGGTTTATCTTATTGACGTATAACTTCGGTGGATCAATCATGCAAGCATTTCTTTCATTGCACGGAATTACTAATACTTCTTTATATGTACCTTTGCAGTTAAGCACAAAAGATAACAAAGCTGAACTAAGGACTTTATTTGAATTCGTAGAACCACCTTCAGTCAAGAAGGTACTTGAATCTCAAGGTAAGTATAACTTGTCATCTAGTTGGTGGGAAGCTGATACAGTAAGGAAAGGTATCAACCCTTCTGATATTAAGAAACTTATAGGGTCTTTACCTAAGTCTCAAGGGATTCCTTCTGGTAGTATGTACTTCACTGTACCTATGGGGAATAAAGAGAAGATCAAGAGTAGAAATATCAGCATGGAGAACTTGATAGCTTGTAATTGCAGAGCTACTAATGACTACGAGGATAAGTTGTACTGCATCCATGCTTTCAATATCTACATGAACGTAACAGTTAAGTCTTATCTATCAGGGTATGGCTATGAAGTCAACGAAGATGACTATGCATTGAACCAATCAATACAGTGGGTATTCCGTGGATGCATTCGTAAACGCAAAGCAATGAAGTTAACATTCCTGAGTAAAAGAATGAATGCATTATTTAAGGAATGGCTATTAAAAGTATAGCAGAAGTTCACTTGAATTTAAGTACATCTAAATAAACATTACGCACCTATGCATAATCTTTTCATTTAAACACCGAGGATTCCATGGAAGATAACGAGGTGTTCCCTAAATAAATGTATATAGAAAAGAGATAAGAAATATCCATACAAAATGATAGCAAAAGTACAGTATAAAGTACCTACAAGATGAACCCATGGTGACCATTGAGTTGCTATGGGTTTTCTTTCGTCTGTACTATAGCTGCACTGGCAAGAACTTAAGGCTTATCTAAAGAATTGAAATATCTTGATGTGGTGTAGTAGTTTTATTTATAAGACACAAGAATACAAATACCATAAGTATCTATTCAAGAATACATCACCTACTGGTCTTTGATTCTACGAAAGTACTACAGGTAATGCACTCTTGATAGAACATAGACCAAGTAAATCCTTAATCTTGTTAACAAAATACGGTGTTCTTTAGTACCTGAATATGTTGTGTTTATATTATTTTAATAAAATTATCTACTCAGTATCTATTCTAGAGGGTACAGTCTGTGGTACTAAAATATCAACATAGGTATTGACTAGACGGTCATTCTAGATTACACCTCAAGATAGAAGTAATTAAGTGTGTTGGTCTTGATATTCTTGTATTTATATAATTTTTAAAATTTACTACCTCTAATCATTACCTCAGAAACTACCTCTACGTTAGAAAATATCAAGTTACTTGTGCTGTATTGATAGTGCCATCCAAAGATGACCATAGGGTTACTATAAAGGGTAAAGACTACCCTTAATTCAATAAGATTGTGCTAACTACTAAGACAGCTTTAAAGCCTCTAGGATCACTTCTAAGGCATCCAAGTAGTGCTACTATGGATTCCACCTTAGCGTCTATCCTAGACCTTCCTAGTGCATCCTAGGTGTACTCCTGAGTACATTTCCAATACCTGTAAGCATTGTTGATGTATTGTGGATTTATTGCTAGGGATTCTATTGCGGATTGCTGAGTAATCTTGGAGTTTTTACCGCAGATAGGCTTATGTGTTTGATACCGCCCCACAACCCCATAATGTATTCACCGGAGAATTCTAAAATATCTGCACGTCGTATTCACATCATACCGCCGCTATAACTATGGGTTTCCTCGTGGTTTACTCTCATTCTGGGGTAGATTTTAGTGATCACCATCGACGATAAGACACCCTGAGGTGACTGCTGGTTGCATTGCTGAATGACCTTGTGGTGACCTCGCCATGGCCCTGTAGTACCCCTTAGAATGACCTGTAATGGAGTATTTTCAGGAAGTGCCACTATGAGGTGTTTTCATAATGAACCCTAAATAACCCAATACGTACCAATAGTGTATCATTTATACAACATATGGTTACTCCATAATGCTGCCATAGTCACCCATAAATCCACCCGTAACCCTCCATAATGCTTACATAAGCCCTAGGGATACACTTATAATGACCCACAAGACACCTATAGAGTAATTCTATAGTACCTATACAGTAACGTAGAAAAGACCCCTTAGGGCCTATATCTTTGCTTATTAGTCAACTATGCAACTATGCAACTATGCAACTATGCAACCCTCTGCACGATATGCCTGCATTCGATATCTTGATTAACCCTTAATTCATCAATCATTTCTACTATCAATGCCAAGCCTCCGATCATCTTCCAGTCTCTTACGGTGCCTTTACTGCATAGGTAAGTGCCTACTGATGTGCAATTACCATCAGTGCCGATTGTGGTGGTGATTGTCGGTGTATGCATGTTATATGATCCTGTTGAATGAATGATTAAGAACTTTGATTCTAGCTTACTTCGCTGTCTTACCTTATGGTCTATCCCAAGTGAATGCACCTTCACCAATCATAGCAATCAAGGTTAAATCCGTAGCCGCTCCAACGTCTTCACCTGTACCATTCAAGATGACTTTAGAGTCAACCAGAGTAGCTCTACCTTGCTTGACGTGCTCTGCATTAGAGGCATCAAAGAAGGTTACTACCCATTGCCCTAGGGGTGCTTGAGCGTGTAACTTATAGGTGTATGCTTCTTCTGTGCAATAGTAAAACACTGTTTGCTGATGCTTGGGGTTAACGTAAGAACACACGAATACCTCAGGAGAATCAATCTCAAGTGATACAGATGTATTGTCAGGTGCAAGCACGGACCCTCCTCCGCATGCAACCAAGAGGGATGTTAGGGCTATTGATAGGGTCGATTTGATAATGTTCATGGTGTTGATTGAATGATGTTAAACACCCCGATCTCTCAGGGTTGTCTCTTACTTAGAACCCGTTGACTTTAAGGTAAAACACAACAGACACTAGAAAGCAAAGCATCAGTACTGGGAAGCCCCAAGCAATGAAAGCATCGATTGATTTAGAGATAGTTTGCATGGTATTCCTTTGTTTGTGAGTCTTGATTCTAGCACAGTGAATTTTCCATTAGTTGTGTATTTGAGGGTGCATCTTGAACTATTTGAGTAGGTGTAAACCCGTAGTCGCAGTCTTTACTTGTTCCTTCTTTCTAACTCACTAGCCAAGTCTTCTAGCCGATTCATTTCTACCCCTATAGGAATGCCCCTATTGCCAGCTTGAGTCAAGTTGTTGATTGCATACATTAGGCTTTTGATATAGCTCTCATCCATATTGTGCGTTTCTCTTATGTTGTTGATTGCTTCGTGCATTCTAAGATCAGCGTCATGTACCTCTCTAAGCACATCAAACAATATAGCCATAGGTGCATCTGGTTTCATCCAGTAAGGTCTGATCTTTGTATCGTCAACAACCTTGATCTTTTCTTTAAATCGTTTCATTGTTTTATCTTCTATGTCAATGGATTCTTTAGTGAAATCGTTCGGTTGAATCTTGCGGATTTCTTTAAGTATCTCACCCTTGGTCAACATATCTTTAGATTGTGCTTTCTTTATTAGATCATTAATAGCACCCTTTTCGTTAGTGTTTTTACTTACACCTTTAAGGTTCTTTTTACACCAAACAACTGAGCACTTTATCTCTTTAGCTATGTCGTCATAAGATAAACCCATTTCTCTTAATTCAATTGCTTTCTTTTTATCAATCATAAATCTCCTATAGTATATAATAACATCCTTTATAATTATACCATGCAAGAAGGTAATATGATAGTGCAGAAGTATATTTTTATATACTTATTTACTACTTTATACCTTTATATACTTATTGTATATTACTCCGAAAAAGTATACTCCTATTCCTCACCCAAAGCACTTCCACACAAACCACACCAATGGTGCCCCAGTGATACACACCACAATTGCACTATAAAGTACAAACCCAGTACAAACCCCAAGCACATAAGCTAGTTTCTTGATCCTATTGAATCTTTCATTGAATGCAGAGATGGATTCAATTATCATGGTATAACCCGATCTACAATGTACTTCACACCCTTGGACTTAATCCAGCAAGTGCCACTATTACTATAGATTGTGCAATATACCCTGAACCACTTACCCTCTAAGCGAATCATCCGATTTGTGGGGATTGCCTTACCGTATTCTGAGGCTGATCGGCTATATGGTGCTTGTGTAATCTTGACGCAATCATCAGGGATAGCATCAGTCAAATAATGAAGTGTTGCGCTATGGCGCGTTCCAGAGTCATCAGTGAAAGAATAAGAGGTAGAAGTGAAGTTAAACATAATGATTCTCTTTAAATTGTAGTGTAAACCAAGGTACCAAATTCAGCAGAGAAAGAAAATTCCTCAACTGTGCATTTGTACCCGTTTGCAGCATTAAGGTTAGCAAATTCTACAGCTCTAGTATAAGCACAATAGTAGAAGGTCTTGGGGAATACTCTCAATTGTTTATTACCGTGGAATACTGCAAAACAACCAATGTTTAAGTTTGACATAATGATTTTCTTGAGTTAAATGTTATTAAATACTGATTTACTTAAATGTAAACACCCTTGAACATACAACGTTTTAGCATAGTACCCTGATCAGAGAAAACGATAGGTAATTCCCAGCGAGGACGTGAATCATCCAAAAAGAACCCCATAGTCTTAAGTACCTTCACAGCTTCGAATTGCCATTGCTCTCCATAACCGTATTGAAAGGGAATATTGAATGATTTAAATCCACTACTAGTAGGTACTTGCACACAGCACGAAAAATAAGTATTACCGTTAACTTTATCGAACCATTTCCGACCTGTAACAATGATATGCTCACCATTCCAATCATTCAAATAGGACTCCTTGCATTCTTCCAGGGTCAACGCTTGAATAATCCCTTGCGCTTGCTTGATATGCCCAGCGGTGAATTTAGAGCCCTCCATGCGCTGCTTATCGGCTTCATTGCGGGTAATATCCAAGAAGCTAATCCTATGGTTTGATCCTTGAAGCAAGGCATAACCACAATGTAAGCGGTCTTGATAGACTGTCCCATCATTCATAACTGAGAGAATCAAATCATTAGCTTGATAAGATGTCGCACCAGTATCGTAAGGAGTGCAGGATGTAGTATTTTGCATGATATTATTTAATCAAGTGATGGCTAAAATCAGCCCCCTAGGGTTCATTGGTTTAAACCCTAGGAGATAATTCTATTTTACTATTTACATGTATTTATAGTGTTCTTCTTTTCGGGTCCTATGATCAACCCCGCTTGACACCCGTTTATTATCGCGGGCTTCTTTGCGGTCACGGCTGGGTTTTCCTTTGGGTTTCTCTTCGTACCACGACAACCCATCGTCCGATGTATACCATGATTGTAAATAAGTGTTGAAAAAGCGTTTCATTTTGTTGCCCTGTTTAATTTGTTGATTGATTCTAGCACAGTTCAGTTGAAGTAAGAGACAACAGGGAGAACAATACCCCATATTGCAAGGTTGACATAAACGAAGAACTTATCTGTTGAGCGCATGATTATTTCCGGTTGATTAGGACTTGATTCTAGCACAGTTTGAATCCGTATCATTCAAGAATTAAGATTCTACGTTTTGACCCCATGAAATTATTATAAGTCTCTTGATCTACAATTTCCCAGTCAAAATGCTCTCCGTCCCCGTTCCATGATGTGTCTGTTAGGATTTCGTAAACAATGTCCGATTCTGAGTAAATGATTGTTTTCATTGTTTACCTTTTTGATTAGGACTCAATTCTAGCACGTATTCTACTTTGCTCCGTGAAGCTTTGCGTACTGACGCTGTAATTTATTTCGAGTGCAATCTGATGCTTTCCCGAACTTAGCAGCTTGATGCCTTACAACGTCAACCCCTGCGGTTGTTGTTCCAAGGTATTGCCCACGTGATCCAATGTGCCACTTGAACCATTGTCCGGGTTGCATTGAATCGAATTGCTGCTCATTGAAAATTGTGATCTCTTTTTGGTATCTCATGATATTCACCTGTTAAATTATGAGTCAATTATAGGGCGGTTTTAATGCCCTAGTAAAGTGAAGGGTTATTTGTACTGTTTAGCTAAAAATTCGGCCTGATCATATCCAAATAATTTACTATTTGCTTCTAATGGCTGCACTACTTCACGCCATATCTGAAACTCTGCCATTGTATCTTTTGTCTCATTGTGCCACCAGTAACCAGTTTGTAATACTGGACCGTTCATAAATCGATCAACCTTGAATTCTTCACCGATCCGATTAATAAATAAATGCATTTTGATCTACCTGTGAAACCGAAACATTTCGGCATAGATGAATTCTAACCGCAAAATTGAGCTTTCCTGATGCAGCCTGAAAATAAATTCAAGTGAAAACCCTAATGTGATTTTGTACAGTGCATGCGCTTCCATGGTTGATATGGCTTTGCCCTGACTGAATAGAAAACGCGCATAGGTGCCTGCGCGGTTATCATAAAATAATACCCCAGTAAACTCTGGGGTTATCCTGAGAATACACTTATATTCGAATGCACTTATATAAGCTTTGACTTATTTGTACTTTCATTTCAGTAATTAGCCATTTCTATTCCTGAGCGATGACGCGGGTTTTTGTCAAATTTTAGTCCAAGGGTTTTTGGGATTAAAACCATCCGAGAATTCCAGAATTGAAACTCTCAGGTAATTCTGATTTACTAAATAAACTTCAATTCAGTAAAGCATCTACTAAAGCATCCGCCTTGAAGTAATTCAAAAACAAACTCAAAAGTATTCCTGTACTTACTTCCATCTTTGTAATTAGTCCTTAATGAACAGCCAGTATCCTGAAGTAACTCAAGATTACATTGCTCATTTATTGAATTCAATCTAGAAGCACCAGAGTGCGTCAAGGTGATTTCTACAAGGGAATCAAGGGTGAAATCATTGTTCATCAAGGACTCCGAAGTGCTTCATTATAAGTGCCGAACTGAAATACTCCTCTTGTTCATCTAAAATGCTAACAGCTTCCATGATAATCAACTCAGCGAACTTCTCTTTATTGAAAATACGTTCTCCTGAGCTATTCCAAGACTGATTGTGCTCATAACATTGCTTCTCTAGCTCTTTAACTCTTTCATTCATCTTATCCTCCTATTCCTTCGTTGATTTTAACCACAGCATCATCATGGACTTTCTGAATAATTCCATTAGCTATTTCTACAGATAGAGAATCCAATGTAATTTCTTGGTGATCTTCAGTTTCTTCATTGTACATCAGAAGTGAATCAATTTTCACTGAATTGATTTCAGTATATCCTCTGTAATCCCAGTCCGAATCAATACAACGATGATCGGCTTCTTGCTTATAAGCTAATACTGAGTACTCGCAAAGAAATGAACTAAAGGGTAAATCAATCTCTACTTGGAATGATTCCTGAATTGTCCCTGATTTATTACGTTTCATTGTTGCTCCTTGGGTTTAATTCTGTATTCTGTATCAACAAGCCAACTTGGATTACCTTCAACTTTACCCCATTGTTTTGTGAAAGAGTTTAAAAATTCAATAGTCTCTCCTTCAGCCCATGCTTTGATTACTTCAGCGTGCTTGTGCGGTATTAGTTCTTTATTCATATTACTCCTTATTTACAATTTGCAGTTAATTTCAACTGATTCTACGTAGCTTTTATGATACTCTGAACCAATTACAAAAGAATTCCTTGTATTCACAGAAATACTCACTTCAGTAATTCCAGTTTCTTTTTGGAATTCACTCAGGATATTTTGAATAATCAAATAGAGCTTATTCTCTGATTCTCTTTTGTAAGTCCTAATATCTTCTATCTCATTTTGGTACATGATGTTCCTTTAAAGTAAAGATTGGGTTATTTGTGGTTTATTGCTAAGAACTCTTTTGCAGAATTCAGGAATGATATCAGTGTACTGTAGTTCTTTCAATGGAGTAAGTTGATTGCTTAAAGTCGGAAAGGGCCAATGTGTAGTTGTGTTCATACTTCCTTATTTGATTTTAAATGCTTGCAGAATTATTCAGGAAAATCCGGTAAATGCATCCAATGAGTAACTTTAGTTAACCGCCACCATCGAGAGCAACTACTTACCCAAGTAAAAGTTCCATCATCTGAGTCCTGTTTTAAGTAAGCGACTAATTGAGAGTACCCAGTACATACAAGCACTGGTTCTGACAATGAATCGTAAGTAAATTCACCTTTCTTAACAAGAGGTAATTCTTCATCTGTACTGATCCATTTGTTTGTATTCATATTCTCTTTCTTGAATGTTTTAGGAATACCTACAGAATTATTTCCTGTAGAACTCGTGATTCTTAATTGTAGCATCAATCCTAAGTACTTTAGACCACTTTGGATTAACTTTCTTTGTTTTGTACCAAAGCGCATCTTTACTCACTCCAGAACCCATCAAGAATGCACTAGGATCGCTTGTAATCGCTTTAAACGCTACGGTAGCTGCATTGGTACTGCTGAGTGCTTCTAATGCATTCAAGGGCTTCCTATGGGTTCTCTGTGGCATTGCTTGTCCTTTCTTTAAGTGATTTCTATAACTGAATTGAAATGGAGCATGAATGATAGCACAAATACCCTTCCCTTGCACCCTAGAACGATTCAGGATCACTTGAGCTACAGCTTTCATTCCTTGTGTACCTTCAGACCTGCTCTCATACCAGAGTGCTTCTGTCATGCAAAAAACCTCTTGTTTGATCTTGATGATCTCTACTTGGGATAAGAAAGGGGGTTGAAGATGCACTAGAGGTAAAATCCAGAATAAGAATAGAAATGCTACAGAATATTTCAGGGAATTCCAGTTCAATCTTTCAGTACTTTCTTAAGTTCTGTGAGTGCATCCTCCGCCTGCATCCCACCGTTTATCTGATTACTATATGGCAAATCTTTGTAGAGTCGCTGTAACGCATCCCACGCTAGCTTTGCAGCTTCCTTTAGTTCATTGTTCTCTTTTATTAGGTTTTTGATAGTTTTTGCTTGTTGGCTTACTGCAAAGTAGCACTTGCGTTTTTCCTCATACGCTTCTTGCAATTGATTGCGCAACTCTGGGATGCTGTGCTCCTCACTTGTTAGTTCAGTGATTCTATCTTGTAGATCATCACGCTCTTTTGTGAGTGCCTCGACTTCAGCATCGAGCAAGATAACATTTGCGAGGTACGCATCGCACTTGGCTTGCAGCACTGCGGTTTCGGGTGGGGCTGCGTAGAGTGGCTCCCACGATTTAGCAAAGGCTCTACCTATAGGGTCAGCTTTGCAGAATTGATCCGCCTTTGGCATCCAATAAGCAACAGGTTTTTGTTGATCTTTACTCATTTTTTACCTTTCAAATAAATAGGAAATGCACAGCAAGTACCACCGATTCGTTTAGCTTCTGCTTTAGACTCAAGTTCAGCGTAAGGACCTTTAAGTACTGAGCTTGATCCTTCAACCATCCAACCAAATAGCTCTTGCTTATGTACTGCTTTTACTGACTTACGTCCAGCTAACCAAGCCATGTACAACCAGTACTCATGGCGATCATCTAAATCGTTAGGTTCATGCTGCTCTAACTCTTCATCATCTTTCCAGTACCACTCAAGGAACTCTTGGTGGCTCTCTGCGTGCTCTTTTGATTCGTATTGTAATAAGATCATATTTACCTTTCTGTTGTTAAGCTTCGAACTCTTCTTTTAAAGCAAGGAACTGCTTGTACCGTTCATCCCTTGATACTTCAGCATCAAAGAGGTAGAGCCTTAGTGAGTCCATGACAGTCTCTGCAATATCAGCTTCTGTAGTGTACCACTCGTCGCTTGTTGAGTTGTCTTTAGATGCAATGAAGTCATCTGCTATTTTATTGAATTCTTGTAAAGTGATCATATTTACCTTTCTGTTAATTACTCAGTGCAAAGAATTGTATCTACAACTTGTTTTGCATTGTACAAACTAAGATTATACTGTTCTCTGATAAATTCGATAGCTTTTACTTTATCTTCTCTGAAGTTCAAGATTAGAGCATATTCTGCATGTGTGATATCAATCACATCCTCTTTCACTGGATAAGCTACAGTGACCAATTGATTTGACATGTGTTTTGTTACTTTTGGCATAAAGTTCCTTAGTTGATTTGTTGCGATGAACGAATCTTAGCACAATCAATCCAGATTCCAGCACGTATCCCGGAATTCTTTTCAATTCCTTGCAGAAATATTTCCTGTTACATCCTTGATTACACATGAAGTCAAGGAATGGTACTTGCAAAGACACTTCCTGTGATGTACAATGCGGTTAACGGATGAACAAAACTTCTGTACTAGGGGTCAGTGGATGCTGACCTTGAATGCGATTCATAGAGCTTCGCTGTACTAGGTTCCTGTAGTAATACAAGGAAATGAATGAAGTAGTGACTTGAGCCAATTAGTCACCTCCTACGTAAGATGTGAAGCAATTCATTCTATGAGCGTAAGGGCTGAAGGAAACTTCAGAAATCATAGAGCTTGTCAGAAACCTCAGAGAATGATGTACTGAAAGTAAGCTCCTGCCTAAAGAAAGCCTTTGTTGCTCTCTAAGGGCAGAGGCTTATCTAAATTTCCTAGAGAATCACTAAAGAGATACCTTAAGTAGTACTTTAAGCAATCTTACAGTGACTTCAGAGTACCCTAAGATAAATTCTTAGATGGTGAATCAGTAAGACAGAACTGTGCTACACTTCATTCACCTTAACTTAATGAAAGAAACCATGAATAAACGCATCAAGATTCTCCTTACTGCTTTAACCCTTTCAGTTGCTGCTTTAGTATCTGGTTGTGGAAGTGATGCAGACATTGCTTCTCGTAATCTATCTAAGTCCGCTGATCAGTTCGAAGTCAATCGAAGGATTGTCTTCTACAATGGAATCACAGGTGAATACATGCTAACAATACAAGGGTTGTGCTCACTGGGTAACACTGATACATCACAAAGGCTTTCAGTTACCTGCAAGATAAGCCCTTCGGAGTACAAGAAGCATTTCCTTGGATTGTCCGATAATGTAAGTTTTATCGTGGAACAGCTTGAACCAAACAAAGTAAGTGCTTATCATTACAAGGTGTTGTTTAAGCCACAATCAATCATTCCTGATGTGGATTTGTTAGTTAAATAAGGAAAAGAATGAATTTACCTTTACCTAAGTTCAATCAGCATCTTTATACAGCAGATGAAGTGCTCGAATTGTGCGAGGCAGCCCGTTCAGTTGCACTTAAAGAAGTTGTAGAATTGCTAAAAGAAATAGAAGCTGGATACGGTGTTACAGATAGAGGATTATCAGATGAAGAATACAAAAGAATGAAACAAACAGCTAGAGAGCATTGTGTTCATATTAAACGATTGGAAGCTAAAGAATGACACGTATAAACCTAATTGACCCTTCTTTACTTCACAATAAGCACTTAGTAGCTGAGTACAGAGAAATCGTAAGAGTCTTTGCATTAGCTCGTAAGTCTCAAGATGAAATGCACAAGAAGAAAGTTCCTAATGAGTACACCCTAGGTACTGGTCATGTTTTATTCTTCTTTTCTCGATTGACCTTTATTTCAAAACGATATGATTCACTGTGCAATGAAATGCAGAATCGAGGGTATACTTGCAATCGTGTACCAAAGGAAGAACTCCACAAAGGAATTGACAAGCACATGTTTTGGGATTACACTCCAACAGAAGCTGCAATTAAATTAAACACTGATCGTATAAATGAAAGGTTAATGAAATGAGCTTACCTGTACTCACATCACTTATCAATGATGGTATTTACACCGTCGAACAAATGAAAGCCTTCGTTCAGCAATGTCGAAAAGCAGCACTGAACGAAGTAATTGATTTAGTAAAGGTACTAAAAGATAACAGCACAGATTACATATTGGATCGTTTAATGGATATAATTCATGAAACAAATGAAGATCAAAGAGAACTCATGAGTCAAATGCAAGCACAGCAGCAAGAGATTAATGAGTTAAAAGCCAAGCAAGTACGTATGTTGGAAGCCAATGCTCGTGAAATCGAAAGCATAGAGTGCGATTACACAGATCAAGTGCTGCGGGCAGTTAAAGCAGAGGAAAAGCTAGCGCAGCAAGTAGCAGTGACTGTGCCGCTGAGTGATTTTGAAATGCCACCTGCTTTTGGCGAAATACAGTACCAGCGCCCATCGGGTCAATGGGGGCGCGTGTAGCCCTCCACGCGCAATCAGATGCGGGACGCTTACGAGGCCGGAATGAATGACAAGGCGCAGCAAGTAGCAGTGCCTGACTTGTTTTGGAACGACAATGACGCGGAGAAATGCCATCACAGTATCGGCGAACTTCTAAACGATGAAATCTGCAACGGTTCGCTTGATGTTGGGGAGTTACTCACTATCCGGCGAGCAGTAAGTATCCCAAAAATCACGATACGCATTGTAAGCATTGATGACGAAGAATGTGATGCGGAATATGAAATCGTTGAGACAGCCCAAGGAGAAAAGCCATGATGCTATACACTTCTGACTTACACTTCAGTCATAAACGAATCACTGAATTCACTGCACGTAAACTATTCACTTCACCCGAAGAACACGATAATTGGCTAAGGGATATTTGGAATTCTCAAGTAACCAAGCATGATACCGTTACGCATCTTGGGGATTTCTCATTCAGTACAAAGTACGAGGAAGTAGCTGAGTTCATTAGTTCATTGAATGGACAGAAGCGAATGATTAAAGGTAATCATGACAGATCAGAGATTCTACAGAGACTCAAGGACGATAATCTAATTCAGAATTGGAGTCACTACGAAGAAACTAAGATCAATCAAGTACCTGTAGTGCTGTTTCATTTTCCTATTTTATCTTGGCATAAGCAAGGGTATGGTTCAATTTCACTATTCGGGCATTGTCATGGTTCTTTAGTGCCAGAGAAAGGATTATGCTTAGATGTAGGACTGGATTCAGCGTATAATATCCTTGGTTCTCATAGGTTCTTCACTGAAGATGACATCAGTAAGTATATGAAAACACGAAGCATTAACATCAATGATCACCATAAATTAAAGGAGAAATAAAATGAAAGATCAAGAACTACTAGAGCTTGCGGCTAAGGCTGCGGGGGTTGCTGACCTTGAATGCGGGACATTTGGCCTCTATCGTGTGATTGGAGTGCATGACGATGGCGCAAAGTGCATGGTCGAATGGAACCCCCTTCTGGATGACGGTGACGCTTTTAGATTAGCTACTACTTTATCTATTTGTATTAAGTTTCATTATTGCTTAGATGATGCACCAATTGTTTCTTGTGGTTTTACCGATGACGAAGATAATTGGATTACTTTACCTAATTTTCCTGATCCGAATAAAAGTACACGTAGAGCAATTGTGGAATTTGCTGCTAGAATTGGAAGTAACTATAAATGAACCTAAACATAAAGAACATCAAAAAGAACTACAAGCTCTCCTTCAGTAACCAGCAAGAACTAGGTGATTTACTTATCAAGATGGATGCTAAGAATCTTTCATTAGAAGCTGTAGTGTTCTTAGCGTTTGAGCTAGGTGTATCATCTATGCAACAAGAAGACAAAAGAAAGTTACCTAAGTTGCTCATGAAGTGAAAATACAGGGTGTAGAATTAAGTCCTATTTAAAATGAACGAAAGGTTAACATGAATTCACAATCAGATATTAAAGATCAACAACTTATCCGTGATCTACGTCTGGAAAACAAAGCACTTGAAAGGAATAACCAAATGCTTAAAGTAGAGTTAGATAATCAACTAAAGGATTACGGGTATCTTTCGGATTGTCTTGAGAATGAACTAAGCAAGTCCAATACTCTTATTGAAAAGAACAAAGCTCTAGTAAATAACTGCCATTTTCTTGACGCTGAGTACACTAAGAGAAAATTCGTTTTACTTCAGGATAATCAAAATCTTAAGTCAGTAATAGCCCAACAGTCCAAAGACTACACTTTACTTTTAGATACTCTTAATCATGAAGTAAAGAATTCAAATGATTTAGCAAGTACCGTAGATAAACTACGTTCTGACGCTGGGACTATCAGAGAAAAGATGAGGAAGTATTTCAGGGAAAATCAAGAATCTAAAAGTAAACTAATCAATGAAATTAAAGAGTTAAGAGAAGAAGTACAACGTTTATCCATCTTGGCTGTATCTTCTAGTACTGTAGTTAAATATGCATCTGAAAATAAAGCTGACTTAACTCAATCCGAGATTGACTTCTTGAAGAGCTATTTGAGCCTTTGCCTGACAGAAGCAGCAGAAGATATTACTTTACTGAAAGAGGATGCCAAGTACTACAAAGGTAAAAGCGCTGCTTTGTCTGAAGCGTGCCATAAGAAAGCACAGAAACTCAAAAAGAAAGCTAAGGTACTTTCAGGCATCCAGAGTAAGCTAAAGAAAACAGTACTGAATCGAAAGGTTCAATCTGCACCTCAAGTAAACCAAGAAGGTTACGAAGGACATAAACGAGCATGGATTGCAGTATGCGATGCAATTGAAGTTTACTACCCGCAGTTCCTTAGCGAAAGTGGAACAGGAATTGAATGCGCTGTACGAGAAATTCATAAATTAGGTAAAGCACAAGAAAAGAACTTGGATTCATCAGTTGACATTGAATTATTAACTCAGCAATCAGACGCTTGGTACGCTGTGAGTGCTGCAATACAACAGTACATCCCTGATATGTACCGAAATAATGAATTAACTGGAACAGAGTGCGCTGTAGAAGCAGTTCATATGTTGGGTAAATCCAATGAACAATGGAATAAACTACAGACTGAACTACAGAATATTATGACTCTTAATTTGAAGGGTATTAAGTAATAGAACTAAAGGAACCTGAATTATCCCAGCGGTAGTTCAGGTTTTTTGTATTTATGGAGTACAATCAAGCATGAGTAGAAAATTTATACTAATCAGTAAAACATTTGATAAGCGCAAGCGACAAATATCAATGGGGCAAAATTCGTACTCCAAGACATCCCCTGTAATGAAATCCATAGGTGAAAGAATCGGTGTACCTTTCAAGGAGTACCTTCACGCTGAGACATTAGCACTCCTTAGATGCAAGGATAAAGTACCGTATCTATTGACAGTAGAACGCTACGACACCGAAGGTAACATGAAGCTAAGTAAACCTTGCGCCATCTGCGAAGAGGCCATGAGAATATGGGGTGTTTCTATAGTACGCTATACTACTGATAATGGATGGGTAGAGGAAAGATTGAAATAACTAAGAAAGGATAATATGAAAGTTTATGTTGTTACTTTGCACCGCTGGTACGATTATGAAGGAACTGAAAGTTCTGTATTTGGTATTTTCACAAATGAGAAGTTAGCGGAGGAGTATATTGAATTACATAAAGATATGAAAGTAACTGATAAATACTTCAGCGTTTCATTTTTAGTAGAAATTCACGAGGTACTAGATGGCATCACAGAATGATCTAGATGAAGTATACATGGGTACTGCTTTGCTTCATGCAGGGCTCAGTAAGGCCATCAGAGCTAAGGTAGGGGCTGTTCTAGTAACAAAGGTAGGGATCACTCTCAGTAGCTTCAACGGAACCGCTACAGGGCTTCCTAATGAATGCGAAGATACCTTAGAAGATGGTTCTTTAGTCACCAAGAATCACGTAATTCACAGTGAGTTGAACTGCATCATCAAAGCAGCTAAAGAGGGTGTATCAGTTACAGGAAGTACAATCTACACAACGCTTAGTCCGTGTTGTGCGTGCAGTGCATTACTGATACAAGCTGGAGTAGAAAGAGTAGTTTATCTCAAGGAATACAGAGATAAAACAGGGATTAACCTTCTAAAATCTGCTAGAATTAAAGTAGATAAGTTTAATAAGGAGTTAAATAAATGAACAATGAAGAAAACAACGTATGTGAATTCTGTGATTGCAATGAAACAGCTACACATTTTGATAAGTCACTTCAGGCTTGGCTTTGTGATGAGCACGAAGGTGGTCGGGGAGGTGACTCGGGCTATTGCAATAGAGATTGTGAGCTTGGCTATGGTTGTGACGGTAGCTGCTAATGAGTAATATAACTAAAACAGAATCCATCCTGCGATGCAACACGCCTTACGCTAACATTAGCCAAGGCTTACAAAAGAAGATTGTATTCGTGTGCTCTGTGGGTATGCTAAGGAGTGCTACTTGTGCTACAATTGGAAGTAAATTAGGATTGAATACCCGTTCATGCGGAAGTTCTAAGTTAGCCCTGATTCCACTATCGGCTAATCTTATCCGATGGGCTGATTTGATCGTATTTATGAAGAAAGAGAATTACTTCGAATCTCAGATTACATTCATACGTACGGATTTCTTGCACGATCTTGAAAGTAAAGCAAAAATATGGAATGTACCTGACATTTATAACTACATGCAAGATGAATTAGTACATAATCTAGAGTCACAAATTAAGGAGCTATTATGAGAGTCAAGGTAATTACAAAAGATCACGGTGAGTTCATTTCTGATGAACTAAATAAAGACTACGAAGAATTAGTCCATTTAATGGACAATGCATCCACAGATGCAAGTAGTAACTTAAGGTTTAGTTACAATGGAGGTATGATTCTATTTCCTATTGAAGTCATCAAGACATCTGTATTTATCGTCATTAAGGAAGATTCAGATGTCTAAACTAAAGAAAAAAGACCTAGTGGATTTCATGCACAGTGAAAATAGTGACTATCACAAGTACGAATACACAGATATGCTAGAATGCTTCATGGAAAGCATTGAAGAACTAATCAAGCAAGGACACGAAGTGAATCTAGAGCGATTCGGAGCGTTTAAACCCAAGGTTACTAAGCCAATTGAAACAATGAATGTACGTACAAAAGAGCGAGAGATGCACACTGGAAGTACAGGGATTAAGTTCACTCCAGCAGTGACTCTACAGCAACGAGTAAAAGCTTACTATAAGGAGATTAAGAATGAACTTCCCTAAGATTAGGATTATCTGGCAGTCACCTAAGCTATATAGGTACGCTGGAGTATATCTCAAGTTAGGAAATAAGCGGTATCGCATTTTTAAAGTAGGAGAGCACTAATGAAAACTAAAGTCAACAAAACAAAAACATCAAAAGATCATTCCAACGAGGACTTCTTGTTCTATAATACACAGCAAGACGAAAGTGAATTCCGAGATAGCCTGATGATTGATGCAAAAAATAATCAAACATTCAATCAAAAAGATCAGTTCTCGTTGTACAATCAAAGCTTCAACTGACCCTTAACTCTTAACCAAGAAAGCACATAATGAATATCACTAAGAAGTTTCTTTACTCCTCGCAACACGCTTGGCAAGGAGATGAAGCAGTACAACAAATTCTTGTATTTACTACAAAAGAGATTAAATATTCTTTTTATGAAAAGATGAGAATTGATCTAGAAGATAAAGGACGTATTAAGTATGTAGACGATAATAACAAAGGAGCGATCTATAAAATACAAGCAGCTACAACTAATGAAGGAACTTGGGTTGCTTCGCTTCGTTGTGGATTTACTGGAGCTTTTCTTTGGGAATCAGATGAAGAGTTTAATTCTTCGTTTGCAGCCCTTGAATTTTGCTTGACTTCTAATTTTAATTAAGGAACAATATGACCCTTGCTAAACCAATCGACGCTAGTCTTATTCATGAGTACACCTTGCAACGCAGCTTAGCTTCACCTCGATTGGTGAATGTAGTAGCACTTGATAAACGCGGAAAAGTACTTGCTGTTCTACGAGCAGATACTGATTTTGATTCAGGTGCAGAAATGGTAGAAGCAATGAATGCAGTAATTAACGGAAACAAATAAATGAAACTCAATATCCAATCAATTGACATGAATGAAACCTTTAACTCTTTTGATTACTACGAAGTTAATCTTAAAAAGAAAGATAAGCCAGTATCTACACCAAAACGGATTGATGAGTCCAAAGAGAAGAACAAAAAGGTTGATTATAATGAACAGAGACGAATTAAACGAGGAGTAATATGAAACAAAAAATAGACTATAATGTAGATTGGAGTAAGTATTTTAAAGTAGATATAGATAGCCCTAGCGGCCTTACTAGGATCAATGACGATGCGGGTAAAGCTATTAAACCTCGCCACATTGGGTATCAAAAATTTAGAAAGAATGGTAAATCTAGTACATGGCGGATTTATTTTCAAGGGAGAAACCATTGTGTTCACCGTATAATTTGGGTAATGATTTATGGTAGTATTGACCCAGATTTAGTTATAGATCATTTAGATGGTAATCCTTTCAATAATAAGATTGATAACTTAGCTTTAAAAACACAAACTAATAATTTAAGAAATCAACATTTGCGATCTAATAATATTACAGGGATAACTGGAGTCAGTCGGTTAAAAATGAGGAATTTATTCTATTACGCAGCGCAATGGCATGAAATCGATGGTTGTCTTAAACGTAAGAATTTCTCCATAAGTAAATTAGGAGAGGAAATAGCTAGAGACCTAGCTATAGCATGTAGACAAGAACAAATATTTAGACTTATTTCTGAAGGTGCTGACTATACTGATAGACATGGATTTTCAATAAGAGGGGAAGCGCAATGAATGAAACAAAAACTGAACAGACAATTACCAAAGAGTACAACGGTATTACCTACACAACAGGTGAAACTTGGTGCAACCATATTGATCGCAGTAACAAAGGAGTGATCGTTGGGTTTACTCTAATAGATGCTCCTATAATTCAGTTGCATAATGGTCGTATTGATATCTTGGATAATCCACAGTGGGTTAAGAGTACCAAAATCAAGTACTACGTGTGGCGTAGTTACAATGGAGACTTGAAGGTAACCAGTAATAAAATAACGGGGATTCTTCATGAATTCACTCTTGAAGAATAAATAAGTAACATCTTAATTAACTAAAGGAAATATCATGAGTGAAGTAGAAATGTACTGGCAAGCAATCGCAGCTAAAGCTGGAGATAACCGCAAGTGGACTGAACTGAGTCCTCAAGATCAGCACTTGATTGTGAATTCAATCAATCAATTACTGCATGTACTAAGGAATCAACCATGAAGCTACAGAAGTACACCAACGGAGGGTACGAGAATAATCCACCTGATTATATTATTCAGGACTTGCAATTTATTGGTACTTGCGGTAGTCACCCGGAGCAAATGGATGTAGTGAATTCAGGTGGATACTACGTGGGTTATCTTCAATTGCGCGGAGGTAACTTCAGGGTTGAATTTCCATGTAATAGTTATAATGAAAACAAGGTACTATTTGCTGATAGATTTGAAGATAACTGGAAAGGTTGCTTTGATTCAGAAGATGAGCGCATGGAGTATCTAGAGATTGCAGCTACTTGTATAAATAAAGAACTGAGGAAGTTACACAATGAATCCTAACTTCAAACCTCAACTTGCTTCACAGATTGATGACTTAGACAAGATCACATATCCAGTATATGCAAGTCCTAAATTAGACGGTATCCGAAGTACTATCTTTAATGGAGTAGCATATTCCAGAAGCCTTAAGCTAATCCCTAATATTTCAATCCAAAAATGGACTAAAGAGAACGCTCAGAGCCTTGAAGGATTAGATGGAGAATTCATTGTAGGGAATCCCACATCCGAAACAGTATTTAGGGATACCACTAGCTTTGTTATGTCAATTGATAAGACAGGGGACTTTCAGTTCTTTGCATTTGATAAAGTACAAGAAGGTACAGCAGAACAGCGTCAGAACGACCTAGAACAACTTCTAGTGCCACCGAGGGTAACTGTACTCAAGCAGACTTTGGTTAGTTCCAAGGAAGAACTAGAGGCTTACAGGACGGTTGCTGTAGGCGAAGGTTTCGAAGGTGCAATGGTTAAGAAAGTACAAGGTAAGTACAAGTTCGGTAGATCATCAGTTAAAGAAGGATTACTACTAAAGATGAAACTCTTTAGTGACGCGGAGTACTTGATTGTAGGTTATGATTGCAAGTATCATAATTCCAATGAAGCCAAGGTGAATGAACTCGGGAGAACTGCACGTAGTACTCAGAAAGATGGTATGATTCCTATGGATACACTAGGTGTTCTTTACCTTCAGACAATAGAGGGAACAAAGTTCGGATGTGGTAGCGGATTTGACGATAAGACAAGAGATCAATTGTGGAAGATCAAAGATAAATTACTGGGACAATATGCTACGGTTAAATTCTTTAATGTGGGAGGCTATTCAGTCCCAAGATTTCCAGTTTTTAAAGGTATACGATCAATGGAGGATATTTCAGAATGAATTCAATAGCACCTAAAGTGATTCGTTTATTAGTAAATAAATGGTCAGCACCTGATGGTACTGTCTTGATCTCACGTCATAGACACGATTACGTTAGCCATGAAGATGCAGAAGGTAACTTGTATTATCTGGATGGAGGTAATGAGTACATCAGAACTTCAGGTAACCTAAAGAACGAATGCGTGTACACTGATAGTCCATTTGAAGTGATCCGTGAATATTTTACTTGGGGTTCATACGGGGTAGACGGAATGCAACCAAAGAAAATTACTAAGCTCAAGGATTTAGGTGAAGATCATATCAATGCGATCTTAAGGACTCAAAATAATTTACCTGAATACATGAAGGAATTATTCAAAAGTGAGCTAGAATACAGACGAACAGGTAAAGATTTAATTAAGTTCATTAGAGGCTAACAAGGAGTAAACATGAAAGTCTACAAACAGGATGATTTTGATTTTGAATTAAAGACCGAAAGGTACGAGAATTTAATCAAGGAACTTTATGATCTAAAAGCTAAGTACGTAGCACATACAGGAATTGTTCCAGATACTGTAGAATTAACACATTATGATTTCAACATCATCAAGGATTATTTTATGATTATTGAACCCAATAGGACTACCCCGATTGAGCAATGCAGGACCTTGGTTGGTTTAAATATTCGATACAGTGCTAACCGTTTTATTGGTTAATTAAGGAGACAACATGAGCTACAATATCTACATCAGAGCTAATCGTAAAGCGTACTACGAGGATAAACGAGGCGTATTAGTTCCATTTGAAACAAGTAAGAACTTCAACACATGGCGAACCATAACGCAAGATACCAACTGGATACTCAAAGGAGAGACCACGGAAGATAAGCTAAGTCGTTACTGCGATTTCATAAAGAAGCGGAACATGACTGAAATTGAGTACGAGTACGATGAAAATGATGATTTCCGCGAAGACATCATAGGATCAAAAGAAGTAAACTTAAGTGACTTGCACATCACTGGCCTTAATAATTGGATTAAAACAATGCAAGATCAGTGCTTCACTATTGAAGTGTATACTGTGTAAGAATTAAAGGAGTAAATATGTTCCGTACAGTGCAGATGATAGACGTAAATGATTGGGATGCTTTGGTACAGAAGACCTACGGTAAGCCCTATTATGAAGTCTATTACAAGGATTAAAGAAAATGACATCAATGGATTTTATTAAAATGAGTTCAGATATTATTGATAATGCACTCAATGAATACAAAGATCATGCTATGCGTTTAACAAGACTATTCAATAAAGCAGGAGGGTACTCATCGAACGCGTATCAAGAAGGTCTGTTGGATAAGATTACGAATCACCACATGTACTCAAAAATGGTTCTACAAGATGCTGCTCTAGTTCTAGGTAAAGAGTTGAATACTGATAGTGCAGTTATCATGAGTATTCTAAATAAGCACTACGTACTAGAAGATTAAGAAGAATTTAAAGATAAAAGCAAAGGAGAATAAATATGAAAGTTCATGTACTGGTAATTGATTCAACAATAGATGACGAAACTACAACAGAGGTAATTGGGGTGTACTATGATCCCTTCGTGGCAGAGAGTGAAGGCGAAAGATTAGTAGCTCTAGAGGAGGAAAAAGCTGATAGTTGCCATTACTACAGCTATGAAAGTAGAGTACTACAAACGGAGATAAAGTAAGATGAAACTGAAAGAGTCCGAACGTAAGGTCGTTTGTGATTACTTGCTAGAACGAAAAGTAGACTATGAAACAATTCATAGGATTTGTTTGATTATTTCTGGTATCATTAAAGGGTACAAAGAGGAATCTTTAAATTCCCTTGAAGAACAGTACAGATTACAGAGAATACTGGATTCAAAAGTAAGTAATGACTACGAAACCTTTAGTTATTATAAGAGTAACGGATAATATTAAGGAGAGTAATTATTGCAAATTTTATCAAGCATACTAATTGCGAGAAATGCGCCAGTAAAGATAACTACGCAGTCTACGACGATGGCTCTGGGCATTGCTTCGGCTGTGGATTCACGGTAGTATCTGAGGAATTCAAGGAAGCGAATGAAGGTAATGCTCGTAAGCGCAAAGTTAAAACTAATACAAAGGATAATATGGAAAACGAAACAAAGATTAGCACTAAACCAGTGATTGATCCTGAGTTAGCTCAGAAGATTAAATCAGAAACAAGCACTAAAGCTAATGGTTTTCGTTCTCTGAAAGATGAGACTTTAGTTTACTTCGGGGTACGTCATGCTTTCTCTGAAGAAACAGGGGAAGTAGAAGAACAATACTATCCGTGTACTCAAGAAGGCCAATTAACAGGATATAAGATCAGGGAAGTACCTAAGAACTTCAGGTCTATTGGACGTACTGGTGCAGATTGCGAATTGTTCGGGCAGTTCAGGTTCAATCGCGGAGGTAAGTACGTATTGTTGGTAGAGGGAGAGATTGATTGTTTATCAGCTTATCAGATGATCCGAGAGTACAACAAGTCAAAGGGGAGTGATTTTGAAACCGCTGTAGTTAGTCCTACGACTGGAGCTAACTCAAAGAAGCAGGTAGCTAATCAGTATAAATTCTTGGATAAATTTGATAATGTTATTATCTGCTACGATTCCGATAAAGCTGGGCAAGATGCTGCTGAAAAACTCCTGCCTAGCCTGCCGAAAGGTAAAGTTAAACTAATGAAAATGCGTCTTAAGGATGCTAACGATTATTTACAACAAGGTAAACAAAAAGAATTTATTAGTGATTTTTACAATGCTGAAAAATACGTCCCTGTTGGAGTGGTAGCAAGTAATCAAATTTCAGCGGACATGAGAAAAGAAGCTAATATCCCCAAAGTACCTTTACCTCCTTTTATGCACAAATTACAAGATATGATGTCCGGTGGTTTTCCTTTAGGAAGAATTATTAATCTCGGGAGTGCATCAGGAACAGGTAAGTCCACAATAATCGACGAGATACTTTACTTTATGCTTTTTAATAGTCCTCACATGGTTGGAGTGGTTACCTTAGAGAGTACAAGTGGGCAATACGGTATTAAGCTACTTTCAAGACATATTGGACAGAAGATTGAACTACTTTCTCAAGAAGATCAAATTTTACTTCTGGATTCAGAGCACATAAAAGCAAAAGAACATGAACTGTTTAATGATGAAGCAGGTAATGCTCGTTTTTATATGGTAGATGATCGTGATGGTGACATAGAAGATATCAGATCAGCAATTGAAAACTTAATTATTTCGTGTGATTGTAAAGTAATTGTGCTTGATCCAGTTTCTGATATTATTTCTGCACTACCATTGGACGTACAAGATAGTTTTATGTCATGGCAGAAAGGTATGGTAAAATCTCATATGGTTACATTCTTGAATGTGTGTCACACCAGAAAAACCGGTTCAGGACAGAAGGCGGGTAGTACTGGTGCAGACCTTCATGAAGAGGATATTATTGGTAGTTCAGCTTTGTATAAAAGTGCAGCATGTAATCTTATGTTTTCTCGTAATAAAGAAGCAGAAGATGAATTAGAACGCAATACAACAGTTATGAAGGCTACTAAGATTCGTTGGACAGGTAAAACAGGTATTGCTGGAAAATATTATTATGATAATGCAAAACATACACTGTATGATTTAGACGATTGGATGGATGAAAACGGTGTAGTAGAATTTTAAGCACATAAATCAAACGGTAGCTATCATTCTGTGGTAGACTACCGTTTTCTCATTTCAAGGAACAATAATGGACATCACAAAAGATTACGTGTTTGACTTAGAGACGTACAAGCACGTGTTCACATTCAGCATTATTCGTGCTGATGGTAAGCACAAGAAAACATTTGAAGTGTCACAGAGACTTAACGAAGTTGATAAGATATTCAAGTGCCTTGACTTTTTGAAATTAAATGAATCAAGACTTGTAGGTTTCAACTCAGTTGGATTTGATTATCCGATCCTTCATAAGTTGATTGAATCCAGAAACAATCTACCAAAAACAGGAGCAGGTATTGCTTCTAAAGTTTTTCGGTGGGCGCAGGAACAAATTGATAGCTTTAAAGATGGTTTTGGTAATACTGTAAAAGCTAAGGATTGTTTCATTCCTCAAGTTGATTTGTACCGCATTTGGCACTTCAACAACAAAGCTAAATCAACTGGTTTAAAGATGCTTGAATTTAACATGCGTCTTGACAATATTGAAGATTTACCATTTGGTATCCATGAGGAATTAAGAGGTGAACAGATTGATAAAATCAAACAGTACAATGAGCACGACGTGGCTTGTACTTTGGCTTTCTACAATGAATCCAGTAGTCAAATTCAATTCAGAGATGATCTGAGTATAAAACTAGGGCGTGATTTTACAAATGCTGACGATACAAAGATTGGTTCTGAGTACTTTCAAATGGAACTAGAAAAAGCTGATGTAGCTCTGTACAAGTACCAAAATGGTAAACGAATCCTAAAGCAAACACATCGTAACAAGATCAATATTAAAGAATGCCTGTTCAGTTACTATCATTTCAACCGACCTGAATTCCGTGCAATTCATCAATGGTTTAGCAATCAAGTAATCACAGAAACAAAGGGTGTGTTCAGTGATATTGAAGAACACAACTTAGGTGATGTAGCGAAGTACGCTGAAATGAACACAAAGCGAAAGAAGCTAAAAGGTAAACCAACGGGAATGGATTTGAAAGAATTCCACAAAGAGTTCCCATTGGGTTGGATTGAAGAAGAAGAACTGAAAGCAACTGAATATCTATTTGATTCAGAAGGAAATCACGTAATGGAATATCCACTGGATGAAGAGGGTGCGATTGACTTTACAAAGAAGCAAAAGAAAGCTAGAGTACCAAAGAAATCGTACTGGGGCTGTCATCGTACTGTTGACACACTGAACGTAGTCATTGATGGATTACGTATTGATTTTGGTGTAGGTGGAATTCATGCTAGTTTATCTGAAAAGATAGTTAAAGAAAATAAGAAGTACTTGATTCGAGATGCTGACGTTAGTTCAATGTATCCTAATGTTGCTATTTCTAATAGAATTTATCCTGAACACTTAGGTGAAAAGTTCTGCGATATTTATCAAGACATGTATGAACAACGAAAGTCATACGGTAAAGGTACTGCTGAAAATGCTATGCTTAAGCTAGCACTCAATGGTTGCTACGGAAAATCTAATGACAAGTATTCGGTATTCTATGATCCTAAGTTTACGATGTCTATTACTATCAATGGTCAATTGTCATTGTTGATGTTAGTTGACAAGCTTCTTGAAATAGAAGGGTTAAAACTTGTTCAACTAAACACTGATGGTGTTACTGTTGCATTGCCACGAGATGCTGAAGATTTGTACAAACAAGTGTGTCAACAATGGGAAATCGACGTTAAACTCCAGTTGGAGTACGTTGACTATTCAGCCATGTATATTAGGGATGTGAATTCATACATAGCTGTATACAGCAAAGGTGGAGTCAAGCGCAAAGGTGCGTATCAATACGAAGGTCTTGGATGGCATCAGAATCAGTCCTGCTTGGTTGTACCAATGGCTGCTGAAGCATTTATGTTAAATGGAACAGACCCTGAAGAATTCATTCGCAATCACAAAGATAAGTTCGACTTCTTGCTCAGGACAAAAGTACCTCGAAGTTCTAAGTTGATCATGCGAATGCAAGATGGTACGGATATTCCACAGCAGAACATTTGTAGATACTATCCTAGTTTGAACGGAGGTAAGTTGATTAAAGTGATGCCAGCGATGGAAGGGAAAGAAGTAGACGGTGACCGTGAGTTAAGTATTGACAAAGAGTACAATATTAAGACTTGCAACAATATCAATGATTTTTCATGGGACTTGGACTATGACTACTACATCAATGAAACAAAAAAGTTGTTGATTCTTCCGAAAAGCAAAGATTGATGTTACAATCACCCATAAACAAAAGGAACCCAACAATGAACTTCCCTTTCCTATCAGATGATACCTTCAATACCCTTGTACTTGAAGCTCAGTATTTGTCCGAAGCTAGCAATCGAAAGGGTACTGGAATTTTATCTTTGCATGACTTCGCAAGGAACCTGATTCTGTTGTATAATCAACTTTTGATTGAAGATAAATTAAAACGAAAGGTAAATAATGACTAACGCAAAGAAAGAGTTCATGGAGCATACATCCGAGAATTGCACAGCAAGTAGAGCTATACAATGTGCTAGTATTTGTATCTTTGATTACACGCAAAAATCAGACAAGTTCTGTATTCTTCCTGTAGGATACTCGACTGAAGATTTGAATTTATTCTTAGATAGCATTGATGTTGAGTACGATTCAGGTTATGGTAGTCAAAAATTACAAGGCACTATCTGGTATACTGACGGACGTACATGGAGTTCTAGAGGTGAATACGATGGTGCTGAATGGTGGGATTTTAATTCCGTACCTGAGATTAGTAAAGAACTCGTAGGTAATCAAGGAACAAAATGAACCAAACTAACTTTTACCTATTCAAACCCAACATGCATTGGAACTACATTAAAGAAAGTACTTACCTTGTGTTGTTGAATCACTACGGAAGTGATAGACTAAAGATTAAGGAGACAACATGAAAAAAGTTATCTACAAATGCCCTGAATGCGAAAACGAAGAACTCTTTGTACGTGCAGTAGAGACTTACTATCTGAACACAGGAGAATTCTTTTGTCATTCAGTCAAAACACATGACAGTGAAGCAGAGGTATTCTGTATGGACTGCGATTGGAAAGGCACTAGAAAAGATTTAGAAGATAATAAGAAAGTTCAATAAAACTGTGCTACAATACGTCTAAGAAACAAAGCCGGTGTCCCTCTACAATTCTTCTAAAGTTGTGTCAATAAATAAGAGGATGGATGACGAAAGGTTCGATACCTTCATTGGCTACCAAGAAATTGTGCTACAATTAACTCTTAAATTCTTTAACTCTACTAAGGAAAATATGAAAATCTTCTCTGAAATCAAAGGCACTTTCGCTTGGGTGAGCGCACATCGTCCACGCAGGGCATATCAGCATCCTTTGATGCCTTTTACACCGGATGAGTTCAGTACTTGTTTGATTATTACAGATTTGAATGAAGTAAATAAATTAGAGGAGTTGATTGTAACTTTTGGTTTAAAACTCAAGATTACAGAAGTAAATACAGAAGAACTTAAACTCAGGATTAAGTGCGAATTACCAAAAGATGCAGGTAAAACCTCGCATACAGTAACCTTCCGTAAATCAACTGAAACAGAAGGAGTTAAGATTAAACCAGAAGATCGACCTGTTGTTTATTACAACATTCAAGACAGTCTTATAAACATTACTCATGATGTTCAAGTAGCAAATGGTAGTAAAGGTACTCTTAGATTTGAAATTGCTAAATCTAAACGAGGTTTTAACTATTCACTGTTGAATGCTTTGATTGTTGATGAGTTAATTGAATACAAGTAAAGGTAAGCACTATGACTGATTTAGAAAAATACGAGAAACTACTTAATGGTTTTGGGCTGGAGTATCTAAAGGAAGATCATGAGTTCTTTACTTTGATTTACTTAGCTGAACCAAGTACCTTCATGTTTGAGTGGTCAAAAGATGGAACTTATAACAGCGGGAAGGCATTCAAAGATGAGTATCTGAAAACGAGTGATCAAGATAAAGTGGATAGCTATAGCGGATTCTATTGTTACTTCTCTTTCTGTAAAGATGGAAAGTTCAGTAAAGTAGGGATATTTGAAAGCTGAAAAGTAATTGTGAAATGGTACTAAGGATGTACCTGACGTACTCAGTCATTAAACGAGAAATTAACCAACTTCTATTAAAGGAAATCAAATCAAATGACAATCAAAACAAATCTTATCTCCGGTACTTTCGCTTACGCTAAGGTTACTGAACCATCTTTCAAGTACCAAAGCGATACCGAAAAAGAGTTCACTATTGATATCGTAGTAGATGAAGAGACTTACGATAACTTCGTAGAGCAGTATCCAAAACAAAAAGGTAAGATCATCAAGACAAGTGAATTCGAAGGTACTTACAAGTTCCCTCCTGTATTTCCTGATGAAAAGAAGCAGTTCATCCTTAAGCTAAAACGTCCAGCTACCTTCAAGAACAAAGAGACTAAGGAGTTCCAGACAATTGAGCAGAAGTACTGGCCTAAGATTCTAGTCAAGAAAGGTGACAAGACTACACCTCTAAAAGAAGGTGTCTTGATTGGTAATGCAAGTACAGGTAAAGTTTCATTTGAAGAGAACACTAATGACTACGGTACATTCGCTAAGCTCAAGAACATCCTAGTAGAGACTTTGATTGAGTACAGCAAAGACGGAGATGATGCAGCGAATGACTTCGGATTGAGTACGTCAGTAGATGGAGAGAGTGATTTTGCAAGTGACGGTAATGGAAGTACAGTTAAGGTTCCTGCTAGTGCAAAGACTAAAGCACCTGCGAAGAAACCAAAGGTTGAAGAAGATGAAGAGTCAGATTCACCTTTCTGATACCATCTAGAACGAACCAGAAGCTACCTAGAATCAATTAGAAATCCTTCTGACTAATCTAGGTAGTTATTTAAAAATAAACGCTTAAATCGCTTATAATCAATACACAACACTTATAAAGGAATACATGAATAATACTAATTCAGATTTTGACACTTGGTTTGATAATCTATGTACAATTGTGCATTGTAATACAGAGATAATCTTCAGGGATCGCGATTCAGTTCTTCAAGATTTTGAAGCAGGTAAAGACTGCGAAGATGTGGCTGACGAGATCATCCAAGAATATAATGACTAATTCACTTTAAAGGAAATCATGCGTTACTTTCATGCACTTTTTATCGTTCTACTAACAGTAGCTCTTTCACCTTTCTTTTTACTTTGGTTCCTTAATACTACAGTTCTTTACTTTTGGCTATTAGCTCTAGGGCACTTTGTTAGTAAATTCGATACTGGATCTAAATTAAAGAAACTAGAAAACCTAGTAAATAAGTACCAGAACCAAGGTAAATAACATGAACTATACACTAATTGATTTCGTTGTAGCATTTGAGAAATGGGAGAATGATTTCCGAATCAACCCAAGTCTGTACTACACATCAGAGGAAGTTCAAGCTATGGATGCTAGTGAAGTATCAAAAGATAGAGCAAGTTACTTCTTGGCTTTGCTTGAATCAAAAGAACAAGTTACTGTTCACTGAATAATTTAATCAACAATATAAAGGAAATATACAAATGTCAACACAAAAAGAATTCATCGCTGAACTCGTCAAGCAGTTCACTTATATTGACTCAATTACTGAAGAAGTAAAAGAAATCAAGGATTTAATTAAACAAGCTGGGTTTGACCCTGCGATTCTCAGTGCAGTAGCTAAGAGCATTGTAAAAAGTTCAGTAGACGAACTAAGTGCTAAATCAGAAGATATCTTGGCTGCTATCGAAGTATCCCGCAACTAAGTATAATTGAGTTATAATGACCCATAGGTGATCTTGGAGAAATCCTTGGTTAACTATGGGTTTTATTGTTTATGATAAAAGCAGATAGGTTTTTGTTTTATTAAGTAAAGGAGAAATATGAATCAAATTGATTTTAAGAATGCTAAGGGTGAGTGGTTGCAACGGTCTATGGTGGACGGTAAGTACACTTGGAGTATTAGCGGGGTACTTTGGAATAACGTAAAAGAACGATGTACAAGTGATAGTGCTACGCAACGAGATTCCCCGAAGTACAGAGGAGCAATCAATGACTTCAAGGGTTTCCAAGAGTTCACTGAATGGAATCGAAAACAAGTAGGTTATGGTTTAGGGTACGATCTTGATGCTGACATGTTAAAGAACGGGACTAAGCGATACTCTGAAGAAACTTGTTTATTAGTACCTTCAGCTTTGAATCGTTTTATTCAAAGTTATGGTGTACGTAAGAATGGATTACCGCAGGGAATTACAGTTCATAATAAAGGGTTTAAAGCCGTTTGTATGCTACAAGATGAAGAAGGAATTGCACAGACAATGTTATTTGAGACATTTACAGCAAGTGAATTACCTGAAGCAATGGAAGCATACGCTAAAGCTAAGAATGAATGTGCTGCTATCTGGAGGGCACGTTTAGAATCAAACCGCTACACAGTAGATCAACGAGTTAAAGACCACATGAAAAACTGGGTATTTGAGCATAAGGAAGTTGAATGAATAAACGAATCCTAATTGTTGATGGAGACTCAGTGGCGTATCGTTGTGCTGCTGCATGTGAAACTAGGGCTATTAACGTCCTTCATAAACCCACAGGATTGACTAAATCATTCAAGCACAGAACTGAACTGAAGAAGTCACTCTTAGCTAAAGGAAAGGAGGTTACTGATGATTACGTTATCACTGACGTACAGACACCAGAACCTCTTGAATACTGCTTGAGTACGATTAAGAAGCACATTAAGAAAGCATCAGACGCAGTAGAAGCAGACGAAGTTAAAGTATTCTCAGGGGAGAGCTTTAACTTCAGGCTTGACCTTCCCTTACCTGTGCGTTATAAATCAAACCGTACAGGGAATATTCGACCTATTCACTTAAAAGAAGCTAAGTTATTTATGAAGAATAAATACAAAGCTGAAGAAGCAGTAGGATACGAGGTCGATGATGCTTCGTGCCTATACGGATATGACGTGCTAAAACAAGGAGATATTCCATTGTTGTTAAAGATAGAAAAAGATCAAATGTCGCATAATGGCTTATTGTTGGTAGAATCTACTGAAAATAGCACTGAATTTAGTGAAAAATGCTTTACTATCACTGAAATACCAGAGCTAGGTGAATTGCACATCGGTAGCTCAGGTACGGTTAAAGGTTCTGGTCTTAAGTTCTTGTGTCACCAATGGATTTTTGGTGACCCTGTAGATTGTTACAAGGCTTCTGAATTATCTAAGTTGAAGTTTGGAGAGAAAAGTAGTTATAAATTACTTGAACCTTTATCATCCGTCAAAGCCTGCCTAGAAGCTGTCATAGATCAATTCAAGGTGTTCTATCCAGAACCCTTTACTTACACTGACTGGTCAGGTAAAGTGCATGAGAACGTGACCTATCGGGATATGCTAGAGCTTTACTTCGCTTGCTGTTGGATGAAACGCGCAAAAGATGATGATAGTACACCATTTGCTTTATTTAAGCAGTACAATGTAGCTTACTAATTAACTGAAAGGAATCTAATGAAAACAGATCATTTAGCTTACATAAATAGTTTATCTCCAGATGCCTTAAAGAAACTCTGTAGGAGTATTCTTCCACCTACTCCTGTAATGACTGTAACTAACCCACAAGAGATTGAGTTACTACTGAAATCATGCAAAGATAAAGGAGAATTCTTAGAATCATCCGATGGACAGTTCTCTGGTGTTTCTTCGGAGGTATATCTTCTTGGGCCTTATAGGTACGAATTCTTAGCTGATAATTCAGGTTGGTTCCAGTGCTGCGTGTACAATAAAGAGGATCGTAAATGAACGAAGAAAACGAATACAAGTTATTCCTAATTTCAATCCTAGGTACAGCAGCATTGATTTTACTGTTGCTTATCGCTTGATTAAAGGATATTATGATCCACAATAAACGCACTAGAGTTAACTCAGCATTACTATCCCTTCTTGGTAATAAATCCCTTGTAAAGCTCTGGTGGAAGTCACCCAATCGAGGACTAAAAGGTGAAGTACCAAATGCACTCTGGAAGCAAGGTAAGCATCTTTGGGTTATAATGTACGTTCTAGCACATAGTCAAATGGAAGGAAGTTAATATGAAATCTACCCCAATTGAAGGTGTTGTCTACAAAGGAACATTCGTTACCCAAAAGGAAACACCAGAAGTACAACAAGAAGATACTCTTATCTACCGCCTTCGTAAGCGTGCAGAGATACGCTCTAGCATTCAATCCCGTAAGTCCGTACTTCTTGGTGAACCTGATAGAATCAGTGAATTACTCCTAGAAGCTGCTGATGAACTAGAAATTAAAGATGCAGTTATTGAAGTACATATTAAAAGTATTTATGAACTAAATAAAGTAATCGGTGAAATGGATGATATTATTGAAAGATTAGAAGCTAGGTTAGAATCAGGTATGAGGATGTTTTAAATAAAGGAACAATATGAAAACAGATAAATATGGTGTGTTCAGTACAGTCAGTCTAGTAGTGGATACGACTACAGGTGAACGAGTAAGTCAATACTTCACTAGACTCGGAGATGCGAAGCGAAAAGCAAAGCACTTCAATGCTGGGCTAGGATATCAAAGGTACGAAGCACATGAGATGCACGTTTCACCTAAAGTATCAACCTTTGCAGTGATTGATAGAGCAATGCCTGATTGGAGGTTAGTTGAAGTAAGTTGTTATATTGGTGCTCTTGAATTAACAATCCAGAATACGATTACTAATCAGGTAATTACGTTAAAGAAGTAATAATGAGTATAAAGAACGGATATCATTACGATGACTTCAACAAAAGGTACTACCTGAATGAAGATGGCAGTAAAATACCAGAAGAAATCTGCTTGTGCTTTGCTCATGAACCAAGTGAATGCTGCTGTGATTGCACTTCATGGGATAACTACAGAGAAGATGAAGGCTATGAAGATTATGAAGAAAGAACGGAGGATTGGTAATGAATTACGAAATTAAAGTATACTGTGTTGTTAGCACACAACCCAGCATGGGTACAGACCCTGAACTTAAGCGAGTATCACAATGGTACAGTCGAGCACAGGATGCTAAACGTAAATCCAAGAAACTAAATGGGAGAATACCTTGGACTAAAGCTGTAGCGTATTCACTCACTGAAATGGAAGACATTACGTGAGTGAACTACCGCTAACTCCTTTACTACAAAAACTAAAGGATAACCGAGTAATAGCTGCGGAGTTCTACATGGAGTATCTTAAGTTATGCGATAAGTACAGCTTACAAATCGGTACGAACTTTTACGGAAATGAGGTTGTAGAGTCGATTGATTCAGGTAATATCTCAGTACCTACGTGGAATTTATTAAAGGAACAGAATGATAACTAATCTATCTAAAGTGAATGCTGAGTACATCAGTACAACATGCAGTCCTAGACATATTCAAAGTGTTATTGAGGATTTACTTCAAGTAATCCAGAAGCAACGTGAGTTAGCTGATGAAGTTATGAGATTAAATCCAGAGTGCCTTAAGATTGGTGCAGGTAAAATGGCTAATCTAAGGGTATTAGCTGCTGAAGTTATTTGGAATTAATAAGGAGAAGTATGATTAATTTAATGCAAGGTGATTGCCTTTCTAGGCTTAAAGAGATTCCAAGTGAAAGTGTAGACTTAGTGCTAACTGATCCTCCATATAACATCTCAAAGGATAATAACTTCAATACTATGGGACGTGCTGGTATTGACTTCGGGGAATGGGATAAGCAAGCTGATTTGTTTACTTATATCAACGAAGTTAAACGTGTACTACATAAAGACGGTAGTTTCATTGTATTTAATGCCTGGAGAAACTTAGGTGATATTACTAAGTACGCTGAATCTTTGGGTTTAGTAAGTAAAGATATTATTCGACTTGAGAAAACAAACCCAATGCCTAGAAATCGTGATCGTAGATACATCACTGATTATGAATTAGCTATTTGGTTTACTAATACTAAAGCTAAGTGGGTATTCAATCGAACTGATCCGAATTATCAGCGACCTAAATTTGTTTGTAGTATTGATAAAGGACTACATCCGACTCAGAAAAGTCTAAAACTAATGAATGATCTTGTTTTGATTCATTCCAATGAAGGGCAAACTGTACTTGATTGCTTCATGGGTTCAGGAACTACAGGTGTAGCTTGTGTTAACCAAAACCGTAAATTCATTGGTATCGAAATGGACGAGGGATACTTCAAGATTGCTAAGGATCGCATTGAAGGTTCAGTGAAGAATGAGTAAAGAGACTCTTGATTTATACACAACCAAGGACATAACTGAAGTACGTAATCTACTGATCAAAGAGCAAAAGAACCAGAGTGCCATGACAGGTTTACCATTAAATAGTCCTTGTGTCGATCATTTACATGATGATGAACAGTTAGTACGTGCAGTCATTAACAGTAAAGAGAACGTAGCTCTAGGACGTATAGAGGGGCTGTACGCACGATACGTGGGTTATTGGTATGAAGGTACATACCCTGAGTTTCTTAGGCTAATAGCGGATTATATTGAACGCGGAGTAGACAGAAGGTACAGACACAACGGATGGCTGGCTAAAGTCACCACGAAGTTCTGTACTTTAAAGGAAAGCTCCAAAGATGCTGTACTTATTGAGTTAGGTTCAACCTGTGGTAAAAATGCACTAGAACGCAAAAAGAACTTCAGTAAAGCACTGATGACTCGAAAGTTCAGCTATAATCAAATTATGGACTTAATTAAGAAGTTCAGGTAAATATTGCTTTAGTCTTTTAGACATCAGTATATACACGTGACAAAAGCATAAATCAGTAAAGGAGATAAATGATTGACAAAAAGTTAGGAGAATTGCTCAGGTCAAAAGGTAATTCATACAAAGACATTGCAGACGCTTTACAATGTTCTGTGGCTTGGTGTAAACTTAATCTAAAAGATGTAGTACAATTAACACCAGAAATTGAATCGGTAAAAGAGCTTACCGTTAAAGCTAAGTCCAAAGACGCTATTACTTCAGGAGATATCACAGTGGCAACTCGTAAACTCTATCCTACTAACAACTTCACGAAAGAGCAAAAAGAAGACGATCTTAAAAACATTAAACGCATTCGTGATAAAGTAAAAGTAGATGATGATTCAGTAATTCGTCCTTACTGGCTAGTGCCTGATCAAGCTACGGAATCGTTTCATGCTTTACTTCGTCTATTGGAAGATCGAGATAATCGAGATCAAGAAGATATTGATAACTATCGTGCTAAATTTGGATTAGACACTTCATACTCTGAAAGCATAGGTTACGCTTTGTTGTCCATGTCAGCACGAGGAAGTAAGATTTTGAAGCGATCAGTTGTTACAGAGATTAACCGGATTGCTGATATTGCAGAAGTGCTAGATGCTCGGAATCAACCAAAGACCTTCAAGGATAGTAAAGAAGGTGTTCGCATTAAGAACCCTATTGATTTGTCCGATATTGACCATTTGATTTATTAACTACAAAGGAACTAATGTACTCATTTAACACACAACAACAAATTATCTCCTTAAAGAAACAAGGAGTGAAATCACGAGCAATTGCAAGTCAACTAGGAATCGGTAAAAGTGGAGTTAATGATTTCTGGCTTCGATACAAAGAGACATTAGGTAGTAATTCCAAAGATGGTCCAAAAGTACTCTTGTTTGATCTGGAGACAAGTGCCTCTTTGGCTTATTGCTTTGGTCGGCATAAGATTTTCTTGAATCAGGACTCAATCAAAACTGAAGGTGGAAAGCTCCTCATGAGTGGTTATCGTTGGTTAGGTGAAGATAAATCCAAGGTAATCTACAACAAGGAGGAAATCCTCAATAGCGAAGATTACACGGTATGTAAAGCAATGTGGGATTTATTCCATGAAGCAGATATTGTTATTGCCCATAATGCCTTTGGATTTGATGTACGGATGCTTGCTGCTAGGTGCCTTGTAAATGGACTTCCTCCTTTACCAAAGGTCAAGGTACTAGATACCCTCCAGATGGCTAGAAAGGGCTTCAGGTTCCCTTCAAATAAACTAGACAGCCTAGGTGCCTACTTAGGGCTTGGACGCAAGGTGCAGCACTCAGGGATTAAGCTATGGGTTGATGTGCAAGAAGGTTCAGAAGAAGCCCTAGAGAAGATGGTGGAATATTGCGAACAAGACGTTGATCTACTTTATGACATCTTTGGTATATTACGAAGTCAAGGATTAGCATCTTCAGTGAACTTCGCTTTGTACTACAATGATGATCTACATCGATGTAAATCCTGCGGTTCAACTAACTTGGAATACACAGGTCGTGTTGTTACTACTGATGCTAGTGCTTTTGATGAAGTACAATGTTTGGATTGCGGTGCTCAACATAGAACTAAAGATAATAAGGTGTCAACAGCTAAACGCAAAGCACTTCTAGTGTAGAATACAGATACCATTACAAATGAACTCAAAATTTAACTAACACAGCACCCAAGGTATCTTACTAGTACTTTGGGTTTCTTTACGAAAGGAAAGTAAATGAGGATTAAAATCAATAAATGCTCAGATAGTCTTATGTGGTACTCCGATAGAGTGAATGAAGTATTTGAAGTCTTGTATATCCTAAAAGAAGCCAAGGGTTTTAGCTATTGGGTGAACACTAGAGGTCTTTATAATACTAAGAACTTTATTCACAATTATGATTGCTCAGAAGTGAATGACAACGAATAAACAGTAGTACAATACAGCATTACCATTTACCATTAACTAGAAAGAAACCATGAACACACGTCAATTCTTCAATAACATCAATGCAATCAAAGGAGGATATGCTCCTAGTAAAGTCCAAGATGCGTTTAGTAATTTTTTACTCATATCAGGAGTAACCCTGATTGGAGCGTTAGTTTACTTAGCTTTTGTATTTCCGGGTGCAATTGGAGGTATCATCCTTGCAGGAATGAGTCTATTTCTTGTGTACAAAGTAATCAAGTGCATTCTTACTATCAGTAAATACGTAATCAAAGGAGAGTAAAATGAAAGAGAACGAAGTTAAAGTATTTAGTGTTATCGTAGATGCTGAAGGTAACGATAAGTGGATCAGTGATGGTGTATTTGTGGATAAGCCCAAGTTAAAGACTGTGGTTGCACCGAACGCAGGGAATGATCGTTTTATCTCAGCAGTTGTAAAAGCTATTGGATTAGAAAATAATGGAGTTACAATCCATAGAACTGAGTTTAATCGTGTAGCACCGGAAGTTATTGAGATTTTAATTCACTACTATCCTTGCCTTCAATCATACGAAATGCGAAAGAAATCTATTATGATTTATGGATAATAATCCAAGTGATTACCGAGAACTAAGACGATTACTCAATAAAGGAATACGAATGAATAAAATGCAAGATGCACTCTGGAGTCTATTCAAGGACAGTGAAATGTGCTGTACTATTGCAGGGCAAGCTCAAGAGGTCACTAAAGAAGCAAAGCAGCAACAACTGAAGCTAATCAAGGAAGAAGTTCAAGAGATTCAAGATGCTCTTGATAATGATGATTTAACAGAACAACTCGATGGATGCGTGGACTCTCTTGTAACGATCTTTGGGTACATGCTAAAGCTAGAACGTCAAGGTGCTGATTTAGGTAAAGCACTAATCAAGACAGGTCAGAATAACCTAACGAAGTTCCCTACTGATCCTAAAGTGGTTGAAGATACTGTAGAATTCTACAAGAACAAAGGAATTGAAACTAAAGTAAGTCTTGATTTGATGTACAATAAATGGGTGATACGAGACATGAGTGGTAAGTACAGGAAACCCAAGGGGTTCGTGGAAAATGACTTAAGTGATTGCTGGAATTAACAAAGGAGATAAAATGAGTGAAAAGAACGATGTAAATGAAGATGAAGTAAAGCGAGATAAAATACTGAGTAAACACCTAATCAACGGGAGGACTTATAACTTAATGCAAACATTTGCTAAGTCAGGAATACCTTGTGAAAAATGCATCTTCATTAATAATGCTGAGACTTGCAACGGTGAAGGAGGTAACCTTTGCAAAGATGAATACTATACTTATCTTACTGAAAGTACGTACAAGTCTCAGCACCTCAAAGGTCACTACAATGAACGAGGTGAATTCATTATTCCTATTCAGTTGCTTGAAAAAGAGACCTCAAAAGAAACTAAAGAAAACAAAGGAATCAAGTACGATGATGGTAAGATTCAGTGGTGGTATCTTCCAATTGAACCCATCAAAGAGGTACTAAAGGTTCTTCACTACGGTGATAAGAAGTACCCAGCGGATGATGGTTGTAATTGGAAGCGAGTACCAAATGCTAAGAAGCGATACTACAGTGCTTTGATGCGCCATATTACTGCATGGTGGGATGAAGAAAAGAATGATCAAGAATCAGGAATGCATCATTTGGCTCATGCTTGTACTAATGTTTTATTTTTACTTTACTTTGAGATGAAAGGATATCCAGAAGATAAGAAAAATGATTGAAGGAGTAAGTGAAATAAGCGAATTAACTAAGATTTCACTTGAAGTCCATCGTTGGGTATGTTAGAATAACTGCCCACTTTTAAAAGATATAATATAAGAATCCGAATCCTTCGGGTTCGTCTAATAAGGAATAATATGACTAATAAAACAAATACAGTGAACAAACCCGTAGCTAAACAAGAAGTCAAGACCCCTAAATACACCCTAGGCTGCACTGTAGAGTACCTACAAGGCACGTATGAGGTAGTAGAGGTACTAACTGAAGGGGTTCACCTAAAGAACGTCCACAAGCCCTTTAATAGCGAAGTGGTAGGTTATTCTGAATTGACTCAGGGGTAAGAATGCTACGCAGTTGGTGCAAGATTTTACCTTTCTTTATTGTGGAATGGTTAAGTAAAGAAACTGAGCATTTTATAGACTATAATCATCCAAGTGCTCTCGTGTATACTTCACCTTTTAAGTACGTTAGATTTTATAAAGCAAAGGAGAATGAATGAGTTTTAATACAGTAAAGGTAATCCAAGATAGTTCAGATACTCAAGGCAATCGTTTATTAACTTACGAGATTGAGACATACCGCTATATTTGGGCAGAGGTACTTACTCATAAGATGCTGAATAAGAACGCTCAATCAAGTCGTGCAGTGCCTGTAAATTCAGTCCTCTCAGTGAATGAAAGTAATCCAGTATTTCCTATTACTTGGGGTAAGAACAAAGGTGGCATGAGTGCTACAGAGGTACTTGAAGGTTCTGAATTAGCTACCGCACAGACACTGTGGTTTGAAGCTGCTAGAAATGCCTTTAGGACATCTAAGGAACTAAGTGATCTGGGGTTACACAAGATGTGGGCTAATCGGATTACAGAACCTTTCAGTCGTATTAAGGTAGTAATGACGGGTACTGAATGGGATAACTTTTTGTGGTTACGAGATGACCCTGAAGCTGCTCAACCAGAGATTGTTGACTTAGCACGAAAGATTAAAGACGCCCAATTAAATAGTGACAGTGTACTTCTATTTGCAGGACAAGCTCACGTACCTTATGTAGATCGAGTAAGCACAGGTAATGACATGCATTATTTCGTCAAAGGTGAAGGTGAAGTATCACTTGAAATTGCACTGAAGATTAGCGCAAGCTGTACAGGACAAGTTAGCTACCGAAAACTAGATGATTCATTCGAGAAAGCACTTAGTATTTATGATCGTTTATTCGATGGGCCTAAACCTCATTTTTCACCTTCAGAACATCAAGGGATCGTAATGAATACCCCTAAGTTAAACTTATGGGATCGTGTATTCAATACTAAATGGCAAGAAGGGGTAAGTCATGTAGACCAAGATGGTAACTTCTGGTCAGGGAATCTTAAAGGATTCATTCAATACCGCAAGTTACTTGAAGTACAATTTAAACAGAAGGGACTACAAGAATGAGTTCAATTATTGCATTAGTCTATATCAGTCAAAGTGAATTATGCACAGTTGACCCGAAGTACAGTGAAGAATGGATTGCAAATAACCCTCAGCAACTAGAAGCTGTTTTGTATGAACTAGGGATTAACACCAATGAACCCTACGAGACTCAGTTCAATACACATCGTAATCGTTTTGGGAATATAAATACTTGTAGTAGGTTCATTGGTAACTCTAGGCTCGATCAGAAATGGCTAGAGTCAGGATATGCATCTGAAGAAGCCTTAGCTAAATCATGCGGGTCAAGGCTTTTAATTGACTTGTACCAGAGTCGTGGTTTAACAGAATAAAGGAGAATATGCAAGTAACTAAACGAGATGGTTCAAAAGAGAACTTTGACACAATTAAAATTAAACAATCAATTGCTTACGCTTGTGAAGGGGTTAATGTAAATCCTCTTGAACTAGAAAGTCGCATTGATTACTTCGTAAAAAATGGAATTAGCACAACTGACATTCAGGCTAATATTATTCAACATGCACTTCAACTAGCTACACCAAGTACACCTGAATGGTTAACTGTAGCTGGTCATGCTTTTGCGATGGATGAACTTCATGCCTTTAAAGTAAAAGGTAAAGGCTTCGCTGACTTGGCAAAGATGAACTGCAAAACAGGTCTATATACCAAGGAATTACTTGAGTTCTATTCAACAGAGGATTTGAATGAACTAGAGTCAGTAATTGATTACGAACGAGATTTAGATCACTCATATGCTTCATTGTTAACTGGTAAAAAGAAGTACCAAAACAAGAATGAATTAAACCAACATATGCACATGGTTAATGCTATGCGCTTTGGTCAATTTGAAGATGCTGCCAGTCGTATTGAAGTAGTCAAGCAAATTTATAACGTACTATCTAAACGAGAATTCAGCCTAGCTACGCCTTTTATGCTGAACCTTCGTTCTGGTGGGAATACAGCTTCTTGCTTTATTCTTGCTGTTGAAGATGACTTAGGAAGTATCTTTGATAACGTAAAGCGAATTGCAGAGATTAGCAAAAATGGAGGTGGTCTAGGAATCTTCCTAGGGTATATTCGTGCTAAGGGGTCATCTGTGAATGGTAACGACAATGCAGCAGGCACTATTGTTCAGTGGATTAAGGTTATCAATGATACATTGGTAGCAGTGAATCAAGGTGGACGTAGGGCCGGTGCAGGTACTGTTGCTTTACCTATCTGGCATAACGATATCTTGGATTTTCTGGATATGCAGACAGAGCACGGAGATCAACGAACAAAGGCTTATGATGTATTTCCACAAGTTACTGTCCCTGATGTTTTCATGGAGCGTGATAAGAACAACGAACAGTGGGTTACTTTCTGTCCATTTGAAGTGAAGCAAAAGTTAAAGATTGATGTTCGTGGATTGTACGGAGAACAGTTCAAGAAAGCATACTTGATTATTGAAGATGCTGCAATGAAAGGATTACTTACTGTCAGTCGTATTATTCCAAGTGCTAAAACACTAATGAAGCAGATTATGCGTTCTCAGTTCGAGACAGGATTACCTTACATTGCTTTTATTGATACGATTAACGAAGCTAATCCAAATAAGAATGACACTGAATCTTATGGTATCGTCTGTTCAAATTTATGCACGGAGAGTTATAGTAATGTAAAGCCTGATGTTTATAGTCACGTATGTAATCTTGGTTCTATCAATATGGGTAACATTAAGGATATGAATCATTTAGCTCAAGTATCACAGCTAGCTTGTAGGATTCTTAATCGAGGTACACAATTGACTAAGAACCCAGATGTTACTACTGAAGCTCATAACAACAGATACCGAACGATTGGTATTGGAGTAATGGGATTGCATGATTACTTTGCAAGGGAGTTCACAAACTATTCAGATAATACTTTGATTGCTGACATCTTTGAGTGCATTGAATACAACGCTGCACTTGAGTCCATTGAGTTAGCTAAATCTTTAGGAACATTTGAAGCATTTCCTAGTTCTGAATGGTGCAATGGAAACATGACTAAGAAGTTCAAGGCATTAAGCAATGGTAAGTACGATTGGGAAGTAGTTCAAGGTTTGATTGATTCGTTTGGGATTCACAATAGTCAATTGACAAGTCCAGCGCCTACTACAAGTACAAGTATTTATCAAGATGCAAGTGCTTCTGTTCTACCTATCTACAGTGCGTTCTTTAGTGAAGATAACAAGAATGGCTCATTGAAGGTTGGTGCAAGGTTCCTTGATAAGAACCCTGTTGGTTATGGTAAGACACAAGCGAAGTTCAGTGCTATTGAAATTATTGATGCAGTATCAGAGATGCAGAAGTTCGTAGACACTGGAATTAGCATGGAGTTGATCTTTGATCAGAACAAAGAAGGCTTCAGTGCTAAGGACTTGTACGATGCCATTCACTATGCTTTTAAAAAGAAGATCAAAACAATTTATTACATCCGATCAGTGAAACAAAAAGAGCAACAAGATGAAGGTTGCGTAGCTTGTTCTGGTTAATGTAGTTTACAATGACCCTTGCCTAATCCGCAAGGGTTTCTTTATTTCACTAGGAGAATATTATTAAAGATGAACTACTAACACAGCGTCTTGTGTTTAACGAAAACGGAAACGATGCTACAAATGAAAGGCACTTGATTGGTGGAAACACCACAGGTATTGCTAATCTGAATTCAGTAAAGTATCAATGGGCAAGTAAGCTATACAAGGTTATGCTCAACAATCACTGGATTCCTGAGAAGATTTCTTTAGTTGAAGACAAGACAACAATCAAGGAATTGACAGAAGATGAAATGATTGCATTCAAGAATACACTATCATTCTTGGTTGCACTTGATTCAATGCAGACTGCTGCTTTACCTAAGCTCAGTGCTTACATTACAGCACCAGAAGTGAGTGCTTTGTTTACACTTCAAGAATTCCAAGAGTTGATTCATTCTCAATCTTACCAGTACTTATTGCAGGAGTTATTCCCGAGTACAGAACGAGAAGAAATCTATGACTACTGGCGAAAGAATCCTTTGTTGCTTGAACGAAACAAAAGTATCTCAGGAAAGTACCAATCATTCGCTGATAATCCAACTAAGGAAACATTCAAGCAAGCAATTGCAAGTGACTTCGCACTAGAGGGGATTTACTTCTATAATGGATTTAACTTCTTTTACCAATTAGCTTCAAGGAATAAGGTATCTGAGGTTGCTAAGATGATCCGATATATTGAAAATGATGAGGCCACTCACGTTGCAATGATGACTCATTTGATTAAGGAGTTATTTGATATGAATAACCCAAATGATAAACAAATGCTAATTGATACTCTTACAGAAGCTGTAGAACAAGAGATCAAATGGGGGCAAGAAATATACGGTGATCGTATTCTTGGTATGTCAAAATCAGCTACTGAACAGTACGTTAAATTCCTTGGTAATAAACGTGCTAAGAGTATTGGTCTTGGTGTTCTTTACAAAGGATTCACTAAAGACCCTTATGAGTATTTGACTACTGAGAAACGAGAGAATTTCTTTGAAACCTCTGTAACGGAGTACAGTCAAAGTTCAGCAGTAAATGGATGGGACTTTTAATGCAAGATGGGATGTATTGTGTCTATATCCATAGAAGGATAGATAATAATGATATAGTATATGTAGGGGAAGGGCGAAGTTCTAGGGCTAATAACTTTGGGTGTGTTGGGCGAAACAAAGAGTATTGTGAACTCATAAAAACTACTAAGTTATATTGTGAAGTAATTCAAGGTAACTTAACAAAACAAGAAGCAGAGGCTCTAGAAGAAGATTTAATCAGTAAGTACAAATTGGAGTATACTTCCTTGACTAACAAAGCAGCAAAGTCCACTTGTGCTCTTTCGTATAAGAAGGAAGACTACCAAGATTTATTCGTAGTTGACCCGTATTCACCGAGTGGGTTACGATGGTTAACTGATAGGTATAATCTACCAAATGGTAAAGGGTACAAGATAATCACTAAAGGAGATATTGCAGGTTGTAAAAATAAACTTACAGGTTATTGGTACTACATGAATAAGTCTTGTCATAGAATTGTTTATGCTCTCACTTATGGAGAATGTCCTGCTGTTCTGACAGTTGATCACATTGACGCAAACAAGGATAATAATTCCATTGAGAATCTTCAACTGATGAGCAGAGGATTGAATTCAGCTAAATCGCATGAGAATAGGGTTTACAATCAAGGTGAGGACGTGCATAGTTCAAAACTTACTAAAGTGCAGGTATTGGAAATCTATGAAATGTTTAAGAGTCACGCTTCTAATGAAGATGTAGCATCTATTTACAATCTTCACTCTAGGTATGTCTCTTTACTAAGGCATGGGAAACGATGGAAAGAATTATACGAAGAAGTCAACCACCAGTTCAATGACTCATTTAAGTCAATATCTGTTACTGCTGACCAAGTTAAGCAAGCTCTTGATTTATTTCTAAAAGGTTTAAATAACAAGGAGATTTCAGAAATGACAGGTATAGAGAGGAGCACCGTCTCTAGATTAAGACACGGTAAAACATTGAAGAAAATTGTTAAATTTGTAGAGCAATCAAGAAAGGAAATATGAAAACATTACTAAAATTTGAGGCTCCTTGGTGTTCGTCTTGTCGAGTTCTATCCAATCTACTCAAGGACATTGACTTGACTGGAATCGAAGTAGTACCAATCAACATCGACGTGGATACAGCGAGTGCTAAAGCGTATGGTATTCGAGGATTACCAACAATTGTCCTCCTTGATATCACAGGAGAGGAAATTAAACGAAAGAGCGGAGCAATGAATGCAAGTGAACTCCGAGCATTCTTGGAGACTTCATGACACCAAAAGACCTAGTAAAGACCAACGACTACTGCGCATTCTGTATTGAAAGTACAGAAATCTGGAAGAATCTAGAAAAAGCAGTAAAGAGGAATATATCCAAGATAGAGCAGAGAACTAAGTGGGATTCATTCTGTAGTTTCATTAAGCTACAACCTATTCCTACCGAGGATGAAACTTCAAAGCAATTGCAGGTTATCTCAATTAGACTGGATATGCTCTTGACTGAATACTACAGGACTCAGTATTACAGCATGTACTCCTTTGAATCAATTGAGATTCACCCCAGTCTCAGGGATGCATTCTTTAGCTGGAGTCATGATAAGCTAAAGAGTCAAATGGATATTCATTAAGCATAGGAGCAAGTAGAAATAACAGAATCCGATTCCTTTGGATTCGTCATAAAGAAAACCCCTAGACGCCACTCAAGGTATCTAGGGGTTTTCTGCTTTGTGGTAATGGTATTTCTACGTAGGATTGATTTTAAGCCTCTACAGTGCATTTAAGCACGTCTTGGCTATGGTTGTATTCCTTTGTACCTTAAAGAGGCTCCTAAGCGATCCTAGAGGCTCTAAGACAGCTCATGGGATGCTTTATTACTTACTTACTGTTGTGCTTCAGAACAAAAGAATCAATACTTACTTTAGCATCATCGTACTGCCTGTAGCACGAGTTCAAGTAAACCTTTAATTCTTCCGTTCTTTGAGCATATTCTGCAAGATCAATTGCATCTTTTCGTAGTAGTCCGTTGTTAAGAACACTTCCGGTGCTTTCTGAATCTCTGGAATCTCTAATGAGATCACTTTCGCTGGAGGTATCATTGGTGGTACTGGAGGGTTGTGCCCGCACCCACTCAAGAAGATTATTGTACTTATTAGTGCTAGCTTGTAATGCATTCTGTTTCTCCTTTAGTGTTTCTTGTGTTTTACTATCAAGAACCTTTTGATTCTTCTCTTGGTCTGTCTTTAAATCATTTAGTCTTTGAGTGTAAGCATCGTTGATTTCTTGTGTTCTAACCTGCACAGCAGAGTTAACCGCTGAATTTACTTTATCTTCATGCCAAGACTTAGCACCTAGGACTAAGGCTAGAATTAATGCACCTATAATTACTGCTTGATAATACCAAGACATTGTTGGTTCTCCTGAATTCTACGGTTAGTCAATCCACGTAAGGGTTTACCTTTAAATTTATCCCATTTAAGAATCTCTTGACAAGCTCCTGTGTAATCATACTGATTCAATCGTTTTACTAAAGTGCTATTGCAGAATGCACTTGTACCTATATTGAAACTCAATGAAACATAAGCATCGTACTCGTACTGCCATAAGGGTACTTTTATGCATTGCTTGATTTTACTTTCAAACCCAAGTGAAGTATTCTTGA